ACACACAGCACCGGTACGAGTAGGTACTACCAAAGTAACACTGCCACACTACTACATTGATGGCGACTATACCAAATTTTATTGCTGCATCACTGCAGATTTGAAGCTTATCACAGTTTATCATAATGCATATAGTTGCAACATTGAAACAAAATGCTACGAAGATGAGCAAGATGTAGCCTTTCGTTTAGAGCGTGATATGCGCGATAAGCTATACGAGCCAATCGATGAAGCAGTGTTTATGCATAAGTTCAGCGAAGCGCACCGCGAAATCTTCTACGTAGCCAATCCTAAATTAAAACCAATAGAATGAGAAAGCGACAGGAATTGAACCAACTGATTGCACGCACAGTAGGGAGCAAAGCTGCTCTCCTACGTGCGATGCAAAGAAGCAACACGCCCATAGTAAAAAAGACTTTGCATAATTGGTGCGATGATCCGGGCAGCATCAAGTTACGCCAGCTGATTAATCTTAGCCGGGTGATGGAAGTGCCAGTGTGCGAGATAGTCGATTGTATAACCATTAAAAACGAAGGCGATGAGTGAATATAAAGCATATATAAAGACTCAAGGCAAGAAGCTGCGCACTACTAAGCTACCAACACGCAGCGACATCCTTACTATCATGAAGAAGTTTGATAAGATAAGCTTTGCAGATTTGCGAAAAGAACTAAATGTAAGCAATGCGAAGTTGATGGATTGGTGTAAGCTGGTATTCAGCACAGACGATAAAGAAAAAAGGTGGCGCGAAATCGAGCAGAACCTGAACAACTTAGAGTTTCATGAGAACTTTACCGATTCGATGCATAGCGAATACGATGTGCATGATGTGCGCAGGGTAAATGACAAGAATATGTACATCGTAAAGAAGAAGGTAGTCAATGAGAATCGCATGTGCTATCTTGTTACATTGAATAATGAGCAGCACGTCATAGTTCGCTTTGATATTCCCGTAGAACGTAGCAGCGTGCAATACTGCCCAATCACATTAGGTTGTGATTATCAGGTAAATTCACTCGGTCAGTGGGAGTATATGGAGCTGGAATCACATCTACCTGTCATAAACATTCAGGCGGATGAAGATTACATCGGTAAGTTTTGGTTAGCAATATCTAATTCACTTAATGCATGAAGCACGAAGAAAGCAAGATTCAGCAACGTTGCGTAGAATGGTTCCGTTATTCCTTTCCTCGCACCTTAATCGCTTCCTTCCCCAATGGTGTGTTTATAGGTGGCACTCCGGTACAAAGAGCCAAACGCTGGAACATATTGAAAGCAGAAGGGGCTATGCCCGGTATGCCTGATTTGATGATCTGTATGAGCAGTGGTTCATACCATGCCCTGTTCATCGAGATGAAGACCGAGAAGGGCAAACTATCCGACACACAAAAAATCGTTCACGCACAGCTTATCAATGCAGGTTACTGCGTAAAGGTGTGCAGGTCATTTGAAGAATTTACAATCACAATTAAAACGTATTTAGAGCAATGAGAAAAAACACAAAAAGCAAGTATTACGAATTCATGTGTGCATTACATACCATGCAAGAATTTGACATCAAACAAATGCGCAATGAATATCGTGTAGGTGCGCGACTGATTACGCTGATGCGCGAACACAACATGATTAGACGCGAAGGCAATGTAACACGCTGGATAGGCGATAAGCCTACGCAAGCAATAGCTGTTGCATTTGCTAAAGAATGTTTGAAGGAATCACGTATTGCCAATGCACAAAGCAAAGCAGGTACGCAGCAGCTAACTATCAAACCCATCAAACGTGTTGAGCGCACACAGCCAGCACCGGTGCATGAAGCTGAATGCGATAACAGTAATAGCAAAATGCTATTGATCATGGCTGTTGGTGCTGTAATCGGATTTATGATTGCAACAGCAATTTGGAAGTAGAGATATTTTGATTATCTTTGCAACGCTACTCAGTATGAAAAACATTTTAAATCCCATCACTACCGCATTGCCATTAGCACATCCGTGCGCTGGGTAGCCTTTGTGTGTAGTGGTGGGTATTTAGTTTCTATGAAAACTAACAACGGTTACGACCTTTCCCGAAAGTGGTTTGACTTTGCCTTTGAGCATTCGGAAGTCAAGTGCCAGCACACTGCTTTGTTCATGTGGATCATTGAACTAAACAATCGACTTGGATGGAAAGAGCAGTTTGGAATACCAACGAACGCAACAATGGAAGGATTGCACATTGGTAACAAGCGCACCTATTTGGATGCACTTAGCGACTTAGCTAAATGGAATTTCATTCAAATCATAAGTGAATCTAAGAACCAGTATAGCAGCACAATAATATCAATATGCCGTAGCAAAAAAGCCACAGCATTGCATACGGCATTGGATACGGCATTGATACAGCACAGCAACAGCATTGAACACAGCATTGAACACAGCAGTGCCCCCATAGATAAACAAAGAAACCAAGAAACCAATAAACAAAGAAACAATTATATAGGGCTTGACAGCCCCGAATCACAGAATGAAATTATAGTTGAAGATGCAAATGAAAAAAAAGTAACTCGCAAACGATTTGTTAAACCGGAAGAACATGAAGTGTATAACCTGATGGCTGAACTCAATGCTAAAGGCAATCACTTTATGAATGAAGAAAGCTTAGTTAATTTCGCTCGCGTGTTTATGGATCACTACGAAGCCAATGGCTGGATAGTCGGCAAAGCATCAATGAAGGATTGGCAAAGCACAGTCCGTAATTGGATGCGCAGAGAATGGGATAAAATTAAAAATAATAAATCAAAAAATGTAATTCAAGATGAAAGAGCAAAACGCCATAATGAACTTGAAGAATTTAGAAAACAGTACCGAAGTCAAATTGCACGAGATTTTGGTAGCTAAAACTTCACCAACATTTGCTGAACTTAGAAAGAATAAAAGCCAACAAGCAACCATTGCTGTAATGGTAGCAATGATGGATAGTTGCCAACAATACTTTAATCTTCAACAGCCAATGAATGCACAGCAACTTGCATTAACCGCTGAATTGATGTTAGAAGATTACTACTACTTACGTGTGGATGAACTGCAAGTATGTTTCCGCATGGCAATGAAAGGTGAATTCGGACCAGTGTATAATCGAATAGATGGGCAAGTGTTCTTTGAGTGGCTCAAAAAATTCATGGGTAAAAGGCAATCCGTAAGTGAACGAATCAATCATGAGAAGCAAAGCAACAACAACATCTACGAAATGTTCCAGCATCCGCAAATCATGGATGCGATGCAACAGGCAGCAGATAAGTTGAAGATTAAAGAAGAACCAGTGCGCGAAGTGAAAAGGGAAAATCCACCGCAGATTGAGATTGCACTCATGCGCGAATACGATGCGCTGCCGCAATGGGACAATGACATGCGCTTCCGCGTGTACAAAAACAAGCCGTATCAGTTTACGGAATATAGGCAGGAACGTTACAGGGAACTAATCGAAACGCAAAATGAATACTGATATGAAAAAGCAAACAGCGGTGGAGTGGTTATTAGACGAGTTAAAAACTGAATTATTCTATGCAAGAGAAATGACTCGAATCGATAACAAAAGAATCCTTGATGAAATTACAAAAGAAGCCAAAGCAATGGAGAAGCAGCAGATATTTGAGGCATATATAGATGTTGCCGATGATGATACTAATCGAAGGCTTTTAACAATAGCAGCCGAACAATACTACAACGAAACATACGGAGGTGACAAATGAGTAAACATAAAGAATTACTAATTGAACTTTGTGATAATCTTCAACAAGAACTTAATCAAAGAGAGGGAGAAGAGATCCACGAAGTCGAATTGAGAAGCGGTTTAAAGCCTGAAGGATATTTTACATCAATGATGCACATAGGAACGACAAGAACATTACCTGACGCAGTAAGAATGGCTTGGTTCGTTGAGGTATGGGTTGATGGAGAATGTGTATTTAGAGAATCTTCTGTGCCACACAAGACAGAACCACTTGAAATAGTTGAAGGCTTTTTAATAACCAAAGTATTGAGGAATATTTTTACATTCGGAGTTATGTCAAGTAAAAAATTCATTGATGATTTTAAAGGAGGTAACAAATGAATGAACAGACCGCAATAGAATGGTTATTTGCACATCTATTACCTTTCCTTGAGTTCTCTGACCCAAAAGAAAGAGAGCATTTTAGAAAGTGTTTAACAGAAGCCAAAGCAATGGAGAAAGAGCAGATTGTTCATTGTTATGAGCAAGCCTATCGTGATGGATATATAGATAATGGTAAGTCTGGACAAGATTATTACAACGAAACATACGGAGGTGATAAATGAAGTACGATCAACAGAAAGAAGTGGAGCTGCTGCGCAAACTATTTGTGCTAACAGCCAGACGAAGCATGCGCCCTGCAATGAGCGATAATCTCACAATGCGTCTTATCTTTGAAGAATTACATTTGCTAACTGATAAAGACGAATACAAGCTATGACTATCGGTGAACTGTGGGATGCATTGGCACAATACCCGGATGAAACAGAAGTGTACATCGGTTATATTGATGGGCACAGCATCCAGCAACTGAACTTTGATGTAGTAATAACAACAGAGTTTGGCGGCAAGAAGACAGTATCACTGATGTACGAAGACATTAACATAATTAATAATTAATACAATGAGCAACTATCAAACAATGCAAGAAGGGCAATTTGTGCTTTTCAAAAATGACAAGAAAACAGAACCATCACAGCCTGATATGACAGGTAAAATAATGCAAGGGGGCGTAGAAAAGCGCATGGCTGCATGGGGAAAGATTGGAAAGAATGGAAAATTTCTTAGTGGTAAGATAACTGATTTTAAAATATCTGACGATAAATCGTCTTCCCGATATCAGGAAAACGATGATTCATCAGCTGACATATTCTAATGAACCTGCCTATCCTACCTGAAGACAAAGCTAACCATGCGCTGTATGGCTTAGTCATTTATGCACTTTCTGCATCTTTGTTCGCTCCACCTTTTGCGATGGTAGCTGTGTTTGCCTGCGCGATGGGAAAAGAATTGTACGATTCTGTGCTTAAGCAAAAAGCGTTTAGCAATGCAGACATGATAGCTACGCTGTGCGGTGGCTTGGTTGGAATGTACATCGGATTGTTTACATGATAGAATACCTGCCGAAACAAAAGGAAGCATTGCGTGTGCTGGGTAACTCACACCCGGCACGTGTAGTGCTTTTCGGAGGAGCTGCAGGGGGATCAAAATCTTTTATTGGTTGTGCATGGCAAATAAGCCGCAGGTTTAAATATCCGGGTACACGTGGGTTGATAGGTAGAAGTAAACTTGACACGCTAAAGAAGACCACGTTAAAGACATTCTTTGAAGTAGCGCACATGTTTGGTCTTGCGCCAAATGAGCATTACACAATCAACAATCAAACGCACGTAATCACATTCAGCAACGGAAGCGAAATAATACTTAAAGACTTGTTTGCCTATCCATCGGATGCGGAGTTCCATAGTTTAGGCGGCTTAGAATTAACAGATGCCTACGTAGACGAGGCAGCACAGGTTAGCAAGCGAGCGATAGATATCTTACAGTCACGTATTCGATTTAAGCTAAATCAATATGATCTCAAACCAAAGATGCTGCTTACATGCAATCCATCAAAAGGATGGCTGTACAACGAATTCTACGCACCGTTTAAGACGGAAAGCTTACCGAAACATCTTGCGTTCATACAATCATTGCCAAATGACAATCCGCATCTACCCGAATCGTACATTGAAACGCTGCGCATGTTGCCTGAAGTGGACAGAAGACGTCTACTGGATGGAGATTGGGAGTATGATGAGTCCGTAGATAACCTATACCAGTACGATGATTTGGTGCGCTGCTTCCGGGATGAAGAAGCAAAAGGTGATAAGTACATCAGTGCCGACATCGCGCGACTTGGAAAGGATAGAAGTGTCATTTGCGTATGGCATGGATTGCACTTAATCGAAATACATGAACTGCGAAAGCAACCAATAACAACCGTTGTATCTACCATTCGCCAGCTATGCGATAGGCATGGCATCAAACTTAGCAATGTGATCTGCGATGAAGATGGGGTTGGAGGGGGTGCGGTTGATGCGCTCCGTTGCAGGGGCTTTCTTAATGGTGGGCGTGCGAAGCAAGCAGATAAGTTTACTAACCAAAAAGCAGAATGCTATTTCAAGCTTGCAGAATTAATCGAGCAGAACAAAGTTATCTTTAAGGTCAATCAGTTTCGTGATGTGATTGTGCAAGAACTGGACATGATACGCAGAAGGCAACCTGAAGCAGATGGCAAACTTGCTGTGATAAGCAAAGATGAAATAGCCCGGATGCATGGCAAGTCACCTGACTACGCAGATGCTATCATGATGCGTATGTATTTCGAACTATTCCCGAACTACGGCAGCTATTCGTGGGCGTAATTTATACCCTGATTGATATAAATCTCGGAGTGCTTCCTTAATCCGTACGGTTGAGGGTATAAATTTTAACAATTTTTAACTTGCGTGTGTAAATACTTACACTACATTTGTCAAACAAATAACAACAACAAAAACACAAAGCAATGACAATCTCACAATCAATACAGCAAATAATTGCATTCGGACAATTAACACCAATGCAGCGTTTAAGTATTATTCAAGTAGTTGGAACAAGAACTAAAAATGGTAAGGTTAAAAGTCAGGCAAGACTTCGCAATGAGGTTATGAATTACTTTGTTGCTAATATCTATAATCAATAATATAATGAGGGGCGCGGCTCATCAACGCGCATCTAAACTTAAAAACAAAACACATGAAAACAGCATCTAAAATCCTTCGTTACATCATCGCAGCAGTTATCCTTTACGCAGTGCTTAGCTACTGCCAAGAAATAAACGATTGCCTAATGAAATACTAATCAATAAACAATAGCAACATGAACTCATTTCACAAAGACAACTTAGAAGCATTGCAGAAGTTCCAGCAAATGCTGAATGCAGAACCTGACCAAGCAGGTATTGAATCCACACCGGATAAGAAAGCACGCACGCTGGTCATTAGCCACGTTGAAACTACGTTAGATGAACTATTCTTCGGACATTGGAGAACAGAGAATTTCAAATGGGCAGTATTAGCCAACGAAGTACAGGCATCGATTGACCTTGTAGTGATACACCCGATAAGTGGTTACGAAATACGCAGAGTAGGCGCAGCTTCAGTTATCATTATGGTAGATCGCGTGCCCGATGGTGTGACCGGTACTGAACGCAATAGATGGGCATTAAACCCCGATAATAAAAAAGCGAACGCTATGGACCTTGCATTCGGTAAACTCAAAGCAGAGTGCCTTAAAAATGCTGCGCTGTCATTAGGTAAGGTGTTCGGGCGTGATGTTAACCGCGTGAATAAAGACACGTACAAGCCATTTAAGTTAAAGGGCGCATTAGGTCGTGGGCATGAGCAGGATGTAGCGTATGTGCGCGAACTAATCCAGCAGGCAACTGATCTAACACAGTTACATAAAATCTTCAAAGCATGCAGTCCTGAAGTCTTAGCCGAAGTAGGTGATGAACTAAATGCGAAAAAAGACCAGTACGGCATGACCGAATAAATGTTAAAAATGATGGCAGGTGGTTACAGATTGTAACTATCTGCTATTTTTACCCCATCAATACAATAACAAAATGCAAAACACACTATTTAGAGCATCGCAGCTTGGTAAGCTAATGACCGATGCACGCACGAAATCAGGTTTAAGCGAAACGACTAAGAGCGCATTGCTGGAAGTCTATGTGCAAAACAAGTACAACCGCTACAAAGAGATTAGCAACAAGTACATTGAGAAAGGTATAGCTGTTGAGAATGATGCCATTGACATGTGGCGCAGGCATCGTAACGAAATTGTATTTAAGAATGAAGAAATGTTTGCTAATGACTTCATCAAAGGCACGCCCGATTTGCTTATCAAAGATGATGAAACAGGATTAGTAGTGAACGTGCCGGATATCAAATCTTCATGGGATATACACACCTTCATGGATGCTAAGACCAGCGACATCAGCAAAGACTACTATTGGCAAGGGCAGGCGTACTGCTGGCTAACAGGCGCACCAAAAGCTACCTTCTGCTTTGTCCTAGTTAGCGCACCCATCGAAATGATTAACGATGAAAAGTACAGACTATCGCGCAGACTTAACCTGATAGATCCGCAAGGTGATCCTGTATTCCTAAAGAAGGCAAAGAGCATCGAACGTAATATGATATATGATATGCCACGCTTCCTTCGTGAATACCCGGATGCTAACCTTGAAACACCACAGGACGAATGGGCATTTGACATTCCCATCGCAGAACGCATCCATGAAAAGGTTGTGGAATTCGATGCAGAAGCTATCGCAAAGCTTCAGGAACGTGTACCAATGTGGCGTGAATACCTTAATACTTTAGCACTATGAGACATCAATGGAGTAACGCGCATGGGTTAGAATACAATCCTAATGAAGCCAAATCGGTATGCGAAAAGTGCGGACTGGTAAGATTACGAATGAGCAATTTAAAGTCACAAGAAAACATCGCATACTATCATCCTACACTACCAACATTAACAACATACAAAGCACCTAAATGCAAAACATTATGAGTAAAGAAACAGCACTACAAATAGCAATGAGAATAACGCAGCGATATGCTAACTCATTATTTGATGAACACACCGCACGTGGTCGGCAGTTTATGCAGGAAATGTCTGAGTGTTTAGAAGAGGAACGTAAACAGATTATGGCTGCATTTGATGAAGAAAAAATTAAATGGGTAACAAAGATTCACGATGATGGTAGGATGTCATTATCAAATGAAATTGCATATACAAATGGCGAAGCATACTACAACGAAACATACAGAGGTGACAAATGATAGACAGCTTTTTAACCTATGTAGTTCCTCAGTTCTGCGTGATTATGGCAATAATTTTATTATACGTAATTGTCAAAGAAGTAG